GTAGCCACCGCTCGTACGTTTGAACACATGGTCCAACCAGAGTTTTTTAACAAGGCTGTGGAGATGCACTATGACAGCACAGTTGACCGCCCCAATATGAGTTATTTTAACATGGGTGCTATTGGATGTTATTTCGGACACATGGAGATTTTAAACAAAGCTGTGAATGATGGTGTGAAATACGCCCTCATCTTTGAAGACAATGCTGTCGTTAAATCACCAAAACTTTATGATGAAGTCCAACGGGTCATCAAGGAGAGGGGGGACACCTTTGAAGCGTGCTTCTTTCACAGTTTGTCCTACCTCCCAGCACCTGATGGTGGGGAGAGGGTGTTGTGGATTTCAAGCACAAAATGTTATTTGGTGCACGTGCCAAATATGAAGAAATACCTCCACACCTTTATTCCTATGAACAACCACGTGGACCTTAAATTTGAAGACATCATCGCCAAAGGTGCGCGAGTCTACTACCGTGATATGCGCAAATACCTGGCGATAGACCGAAGCCAACAGTCAATGATAGGACACAGAGGTGAAGAAGATGAACAATTCTTTTCACGCCAGTACCCAAAGGTGCCGCGTTCTAAGCTCGTGAAAGGGTGGTAATTACAAAATGTACGGATGTTTCTTACGCTCCTCCTTAGTGCGCAACAACTGGGTGATGACGAGGAACAGCAGTGAAACAAAAATAGTGTCTTCAAAGTCGCGCACGGCGGCAAACGCCAGCAACAGGAGAATGAAAAACTTAGCAAAGGTGTTATCCATGAATTTATCGAGAACTTTGGGCTTTTCAGTTATTCCTGAAGCTCCAAAGACGCTGTGGATGAGGATGATGATGCCATAGACAAGTGGTCCGTTGACAACATTTTCAGTTTTAGCAAGGTAATCAAAGTTATTATGTACGACAAGGCCACTGACTGCGAGTACACCCAGTAGGGATAAAACAAAAGGGTTCTGAAGATACATATATACTTACGTAACATTAAAATCTTACGAGAGAATTATTTAGCGGGAAATGTGCGTATGGTACAACCTGTGCCCCACCTGAACACACAAAGTTGGAGTATTGTTCGGTGTAGTCACATGCTTGGCGAGCGGCGCGCGATGCGGTGATGTTGTCTGAAACACAAGGTTCCACCGTACTGGTGAGTTCCCCTGGTTTGATAATCTTTGTATCTATGTTATAGAGACCGATGGCATCTATGATATTCTTGTAATCGACACTTTCACTGACGAGAACTACACAGTGTCCATTCATAGCGAATTCGTGTTGAACATCAAAGATGTAGTTTTCTTCACTGTCTGGGGTCATGACGACATCAACTTCTGGAGAGGACATGGCTGCATAGCGCAACAATTCTCCAGTTTTATCTGCAATTTCCAAAAACACCACGGCGTGGGCGCTTTGCGCGAGTACGTGTACCTTTTTGATGTACTGCATAATTTCCTGAACCTCTGTTTGAAATCCAAACCCCGTCACACCGACAATATTTGTTGGCAAACCAAGAGACATCAAGTTTTTCGCCTGTACCTGGACATCTTTGTCCCCGATACAGTAGAGCACGTCAAACTGCGCAAGATGCCTCTTTGCGTGTTTGAGTTGCAGTGGTTCACGTGACGTGTGAAGAATAGTGCCTGGTTGACTGTGACTATCACATACCAGAAACTCCTCCATGAAACCATGGTTGAGACCTTTCCACCCTTCGACTATACCCCACACCTTGCTGTGTCTGTGTTTCTCCCGAAGTGCAATTTGATTAATGCACGTGTTCACTCCGGGACAAATTTTACCTGGGGTTACTATACCGACGTTCATTTCAGGAGATTACTTATGAAACGTTGGGTGACTTTAATTAACACACGACTTGTCGGCGAGTGTCGTATAAAACAAAATACATGCGACGCCCACATATATGGGGATGAATTTGTAATTTTTCGGCAAAAGGAGCAATAACACGATGATTGAAAATATGAATTGATATTTGAAAAATTGTGAGTACTCTTTCAGAGCTCGGTAGATTCGGTTCATGCTAAGCACACCTGGGAAAGACACGAACACCGCATCGGACGTTTTTCGCATATTGAACGGTGTTATGTTTTCGAAAATCTTCTGCTCTTCGTCGACTTTGATGAAATCATACTTGCCACAGAGGGTGTTCAAGTTTCGCTGGTCATCCTCGCACTCCATCTCGAGCGCATCTTCGAGAACTTGTAAAAGATACTTGGCGTATCCCATGTACAGACCCGAATTCGCCGTGAGCTCTGCCTGACACGTGGTGAACACGGTCTTCGTGAGAGGCCCGTACGGCGCAGGGTCCTTCGAGACCAACATCTTACAATCACAGGCTTTGAACATTGACACGACGTCTTTTGGGTCTTTATTTATTTTAGTATCAAAACCATCTAAGAAAATCACAATGTCATCATCTTTCTTTGACTTTAAATACTCAACCATACCCTTGTACTTATCCAAGAACCCATTCCACTTTGTACCCCACCCAAGAACTCGTACATGGACATCATACTCATTGTGTATGAGGTCTTCAAAGAGTCCGTGTGACTTATTCGCGTATGTCACCACCTCCATGATTCTTAATATACTCTGATATTTTTTTAACCATCGCTGGGTCATCAGTTAGGGTACGAGCATCTGTCACCACCCCATCTGCATCTGCCAACTTTATCACTAAATGATGCCACCCCTGGTCGCACAGGAACTTCTTCAGTCCCATATTCCACGTCACCCCTCTCGTAGTTGTACGCGTTCGCATTTTATTCTATTATAATAGTAATGGTTTTATTCCTTTTACTTTTACTTTTCACTGTATTCCTGGTGTGTACCAGGGAAAGGGTGAAGATGACGTATGTGCATACCAGTGACCCTGGATTTCACACATTGGATTGTCTCAGTGAAAATGAGGTGAATCACGCCTTGTCATTGATTGAGTTGAAAAAATATAAAGAACTTCAAGAGTTTATTCAAAATAATTCTTCAGTCAGGAATGAAATAAAAAAAGTTCTTGGGGAAGATTATATTTTTCAAGATTACATCCTCTCCCTGGAAAAGTCAGCCATCTCCACATGTCATAGAGATGAAAATGGACGAATGTTCAATGGTCAAACCCATCCAGCGTACACCGTCCTCTTCTACCTGGAACCTATGGAGGCATGTCTCGACGTCATCGCGGGTTCACATAAAAGAAAAGGTTTCCTCAACGTAAGTCATCCCCTGGAGAGTATCCCATGTACCCCTGGACAAGCCATCTTGTTTGACGCAGACCTCATTCACAGTGGTTCCATCAATGACAAAGATGATAACAAAAGGGTGCAAATGAAACTTATTCATAAAGATGACGTTGGTAAAATCTCAGAGTTTGACGGCTACCATAAAGTTGCCGATGCATCTAAAACAAATGCTCGTTGGTACACGAAATTCGTGAGAGACATGTCATGTACATTCACAGGTATCGCTGACATGACGAAAAATGGACGTGGGTCCCCTGAGTGGCTTCAGAAGTTGTACAAAAGTCTAGCCTACGGGGGTGAAAATAAATACTCACTCAAAGATTTGGAATTTCAGCAGAAGGGGTCGTACTGAGATTATCTTTACTTTTCTTACGTCGCAAGTTGAACATGGTCATCATCCAATTTGACATCGCCCGTTCACGTCTCTCTATATCATCCGTGCCTAATATGCTCAACCCGTTGCACACATCCGGTTTATTCTCCTTGTCTGGAAAGTCTATGTTAAAGGCTATGATGGCGTTGGCGGGGATGTCAGGGGCGTCATCTAGCAACCGGTCATACTCTTGTCTACACATGTTTACGAATTCCACAACTTCTCCCCTGTGTTCAGGTTCTAAAGACAATTCCATATCAATATTTCTATAAAATTTACTATATTGCACACACATCGCAGAGTGCGCTTCCGCGAGTTGCGAACTTTGTGAAAATTTAGAGATTGATGTGAGAATGCCACCCATCACGTTGAGAAACGCAAACATGTACTGCACAATCATGATTTTAGATTTTGTCTCTTCAGAAACACCATCATCTCCACCCGGGTTTAGGACGGCAAACCCCCCAACACCTGTGATACTACTGATGACTATAGATGGATATGACAAATAGTTATCTATACGTTTAAAGTGCAATCTCGCGTGGTTATGGAGCCAACGATACCCAGCCGCCTTTTCAGCCCACCTAATGAGAAGCTGCTCTTGTTTCGGACACCAGCTCTGCTGGCTCATCCTTCTTATTTTACGCGAACATTTTTCGCCTGCTCTCGTGCGAGGGTGTCTACCTTTTCATTCATGGGATGTCCATTGTGTGCTTTGACCCACCGCCATTGGACATTTTTCATTCTGTAAAGGAGGGCATCAATTTTCACCCAGAGGTCTTTATTTTTCACATCCCCCCCACCAGCGGTTTTCCACCCATTTCGTTTCCATCCATGTATCCATAGGGTGATTCCATTTTTCACATAGGTACTATCTGTCCATACGAATATATGAAACAATCCCATATCTAAACACTTGTGTAACGCACGTTCCACGGCGGTAAGTTCCATTCTATTATTCGTCGTGTGTTCTTCAGCCCCTGAAATCACGAAATTGTCACACGCCGCCGCCCACCCCCCAGGCCCAGGGTTTCCAAGACAACTTCCATCAGTATAGATGTTCATCCTTATATGAATATATTTTCTCATGTTTAATTAATAACAAAAATGGTCGACCGAAAGGTTGTCATAGGCGTTGTCGCACTCATCGCCATCGGCATCGCAGTTTATTACTTGTATGAAAAACAGTCTGTGGCGTGTGAAACATTTGAAACACAGGACGACTGTCAACTTCCGTGTAAATGGGATGAATATTATGAAGACGGGAAAGGACGTTGTGTTGAAAAAGAAACACCCTTGACCCGTTTACAAGAAAATGAAGAAGACACCACCCCCATCCCCCCACCAGTTGACGCCAGTCCGCCGCCTTCCATTGACATCTCCAACATAGGTGGTCTCACCGGTCGTTACACCGCAGAATCCTATAGCAAGTCTCAAAAGTTGTGGAAGGATGAAAGTGGTAAAACGAATGATGTCCGAGTTTCCGGAGACATGAACGTGTCTGACGACAAGACCTATGTTTACGGCGGTGTGTCTGAAAAGTTTACCCTCCCAGAACAACTCTTTGACCGACAATACACCATCTTCATTGTGTCCAAGTACAACGGCGACTCTAAGAGACGCATCTTGACAAGTAGTGAAGGTGGATGGTTCTCGGGACACAACGCGGGTAAATCTGGCGTCGCGTACCACAACAACTGGCTCACCCAAGATGCTGACAGTTTCGGTGACAGCTGGGTGTTGTCCACTGACCAACGCAACTTGTACAGAGCGAATGGTCGTCGTTTGAGTGGCTACGGTTTGGATGAAAGTTTCCCGAAAGATGTTGGTGTGAACATCGTGTCTGGACAGGAATCCGACTTTGCGATTGCTGAAATTCTTGTGTATGACAAGGAACTTTCTCAAGATGAATACCGCAAGGTTGAATCATTTTTGATGGAAAAGTATGCCCTGTCTCCTCAAAGATTTATGAAGGCTAGTCTCTTCACATCATATGACAACGACCTCTATGGAAAAGAAATTGATTGTGGCCCGACCTCCGGTCTCACTGGTTTCCAGCTAGGCACGAGTGACAACAAGTTCCGCTATGAATACAACTGTATGTTCAACTTGGACCAGTCGGGAGATGTTTTGGACCTCACCACTGAATACAAAAACAAAACTGACAACTTTTACGATGCCATCTTGGATGAAACATTGGACTGTGGTGCGCGACCGATTGAATCTTATAAATTTGATGTGAAGAATAGCAACGAAACACGTGTGCGATACAGATGCTCAGATGCTGAAGTTGACGGAGGAACGTGCCGTGACATTACGTCATCTGACCAAGATATTAACACCCTCACAGCCCATGACATTCAATGTGAAAACAACGAGGTGATGACATACCTTAAATTTGAAAAAGCTGAGAATGACCCCAATAAGACACGGTATGTTTACAAATGTTGCAAACCCAAGGGGTATTAATTTCTTAATGTATTGTAATAATGGACCCAAAGATAATAGCCATCATCCTATTAGTCGTTGGTGTTGCCGCGTACATCTGGTACTCGCAGAAAGAAGAACCAGTGGAGCCGACTGCTCCAGATACAGAAGAGCCGACCACACCAACGGCACCAACGGAACCTACGGAACCTACGGAACCTACGGAACCAGCCGCTCCTACAGCTGATGCGGTGATTAAAATTGACGGACTCGTCGCGTGGTACGATGGCCCATCCTATGATGAAACGTCGCGCACGTGGAAAGACAAAAGTGAGAAAGGTCATGACATTACGGAAATCACCGGTATATTGAAAAAATCTAAGAATGGTGAAGAAGTTCAGGGCGACGTTGATTCCGTTGTGGCGTTCCCCACTGAAATCCTTGAAGATGTGGAGGAGTATACATTCATTAATGTTACAAAGTACAACGGTGCAGCGAAGGGTCGCATTTTCACTACAAAGAATGGTTCAGGCGAAAACATTCTTTGGGGATTTCATGGGAATAAGGCTGGTGTCTACTATGGTGGTGCGTGGCTCACTGAAAATACTAACAGACATGGAGACAAATGGACTTTAAGTATAGCGCAACCAAAGTTGTACAGGTCTAATGGTGCGTTGCGCACAGCTTTCCGAAACCCGGAGAGTGAAGATATTGGAAATGTGCCGACGCGCATGTACATCAACGGTCTGTCTACTGAAAAATCAGACTGGTCTGTGAAAGAAATGATTATCTATAACCGACGTCTCAGCCAGGACGAGTACCTTGCCATTGAAAAGGCGTTGGCTGATAAATATGACATTAAATCCAACAGATATGAAATGAGTGGATTGACAGGTGATGCGAGCAGCGAAGGATGGCCTGAAATCATTCGCGACGTCCAGTTTAGATGTGGTAAAGGTGAAGCACTCACTAAATTTGCTGTGAATGACAATAAACAATCAGTGTACTCGTGCATGTCAGGAATTGATTTAGATGGTGATGAAGTTGAAGGTAAAACTATTTATGAAGACATCAAGGGGGGGTCTGAATATTTTAAAAATTTACAAAATAAGAAAATTGATTGTGGAGAAAGTCCAATTAACGCATTGACACTCGCCATGGACGAAGATGAAGAGAAAATTCGTTATGAGTACACGTGCAACAACTCAAAGGTGAAAAATAACACGTGTCAAACAGTTGTGAGTGATGCCTATGCCACGGGAACGTCATTTGACAACATGTCAGGTCTCACAAATGTGGCATGTCCACCTGACCATGTCATCACATCGGCAAAACTCGTCGCAGATGGAGCTAATCAAAAGTGGGAGTTGATGTGCTGCAAACCAAAGGGGATTTAAAAAAAATCTAAATATAGAGTATAAAACATGATTATCATTGCGGTACTTCTCATCCTCGCCGGATTGGGGGTGGGTATTTACTTTTTGGTGAACGCAAAAAAGTGTAAGGACTACGATACCCAGGACGACTGCAAGGAGCCGTGCCAATGGGACACCTATGGCAATAAGTGCATTGAAGAAGACGATGACCTGACCCCAGCACCACCAGCAGAACCGGTTGAGGTTGATACAGCGGAACCGGCTGAAAGACAGAGTCGTCAGTCAGGACCAGAAGGTACATCTCAACAAAGTGGAAGTGGTAACAAATGGAAGTGCTACGCCGGTCGCTATGGCGATGCCTACGCAGTGTACCAGAATAACAAGAGCCTCGACGAAGTAAAGGAACATTACGATACCATTGGTAAATCTAAGGGTTGGAAAACGAGCTGTAATCTCTCTCCCGATGAACTTGGGTGCTACACCCTTCAAAACCCCGAAGTGTTTGATAACTTTGGGTACACTCTTGACGACCGATACAATGCAAAACACCTGAAACACTACAGAGATGTTGGACGAGATGAGGTCGCTCGGTTCAACTGTGAAGGTGGACAACTTGGTGATTCGACGTTTGGCGATGACGAAGCCATCTTAACTCCCCGAGAAATGAATATTAACAGAGGTAACAGGAAGTATACCTATCTTTTGACTTCACCGAATGGCGAATACACATTAGCTCTTTACCACGAAACAAGAAGAGGTCGTTTATTCTTGAGAAAGGGCAACTCTAATATCGTGACCATCTTGGATTCGCAACTGAGCCAGGGGGACTACGACGCGGGTTATACCAAATTACGTGCGTGGTTTTCCGGTTATGATGGTAACTTGTACATGCGGTGGTATAAACCCGATGGTAGAGATGGTTATAAAGCTCCAAGATACATCAGCAATTTTGCACCTGGTACGACTAATAATCAAACAAAGAGCAATCAACATGTCTTAGTTCTCACGGACACTGGTAAATTATACATTGACCACGGATTGGGTGAAGATGAGCAGAGAATCATCGCGGAGGTAGATGAATATTAAAAAATTAAGATTAATCAAAAGTGGGATGATTTTCTTAAATTTTCTTCTGCCGGTAAAAGTTGAAGATTTGTATAATGAAAACATTCCTTTTGCTGTTCAACATTACTCATATCGAATGCCGCACATGGTATTATGTGGTCGATATGAGCATTCGTGTAATCCTTTTCAGGGAGTTTGGTACTTTCTAAATGTTTTCTCAACGTCTCACTGTCACATCCTAAGAGTTGTTTACTTTTGCATTCTCTGCCACGACCATTAAACGCGTGCCACATACGTTTTCTGCAAAGTTCTAGATAGTACGCGGCAGTTTTTTCTTCTCTATTCTTTCTACGTCTAATAGGTCTACATTTTCTATTTGAATCTGAACATTGTTTTAAAACTTTAGTGTGATGTTCTTCGTCAGTCTTATATCGTTCGCGTCTTTTTTCATTTATAGAAATTGCATTTTCACGCCAGTGGTTCCGTACACGCGCTTTTATACGTTCATTATTTTTTTCATAATATGACCTATGACGTGATGAAATAGTGTCAGCGTTTCGCGAAGAATAGTTTTTCATGTATTCCGCTCGACACGATTTGCATTGATTTAGATGTCCATCACGCATGTCTTTATGTTTGCCAAATTCACCGAGTTCTTTGTTCACGTTGCACCTCGTACACGTCTTCATTAAATATTAACATAGTTATGTATCTTAATATTTAAGTTATTAATTATTATTGTAGCCACGCATCTCTTACTTAGTTGGAGAAAGCACGGTTAATCCCAAAGGTTTCCCAGTGGGCCAGATCGTACCTTAAGCATCATCGGGATGACTAATCCTTCATTTGACACCGACACCTTAGCGATCGTTGAAACGGAACCATGTTCATTGTCATAGCGAATTTAGGTTCTCGCCTGCGGATTATCCAATCTCTAACCTTTTTACCATTGGGTTCGGTCATTAACCGAGTTCCCCTCACGAGTTTCCAAGTGAGGGTGGTAGTTAGAGCTCTAAGGAACTTCCCGCAACCAGGTTGTCTCGCCTGCACATTACAGACTAGCAGGACAAACGCTTTTAACGCCTGCTTTTTGGCCCTGTTCTCATCTCTTAAGAGCTGAAGCTAAGGCCACCCATACCGGATTGCACACGGAGAACGTTGTAGTTCGTCGCGAACAAGTGCATCGTCGTGGAAGAGGACGCCGAAGCCTTGAGCTTGATAGACACTTGCGCGTTATCAATGCGCGAGAAGTTGCACGTACCGGACGGTTGGTGTTCTTCCGGGCGGAGGGCGAACGAGTACGAGTACACACCCGGCATCGGGGAGCCAGAGTGGTAGGTGTACGGTTGCACTTGGTTGAAGTACTTACCACCTTGGGCCTTCATGCGGTCTTGACCGTTGAGGATGAGCTTGAACTCTTCAAGCGGACCGACGGAGCGCGTCGCGGAGACCTCGCCATCTTCAGAGACCGTGCAGTTGGTGTATTCGCTGCCAATCGCGAGGAGCGGGGCACCAGTGCCGTAGGACACCGGAACGAACACGTTGGAGTTCGCGCCTTGAGCAGCCAAGAGCGGGTCGGATTCGAGGACAACACCATCTTCCAACAAGTTGGAGGTGAAGTTCCACATCGCCGCGTTGGAGATCGAGCCGTTGTTGAAACCGAAAATGAGTTCCTTGACCGGGTGGTTGAAGGAGAGGCGAACTTGCTTCGTTTTGCCAGCCTCAACGGTGTCGGTGCCAGTGTGTTGGACTTGTTCGATGAGGTATTCGTGGCTCTTTTGCGCGAAGCGGCGGCGTTCCTCGGTGTCAAGGAAGTGGTAGTTGGCCCAGCACTTGAACGTGGTGCCATCGGTGTAGTGGGAGAATTCGGAGCTGAGGTCCACGTCGATGCGCGCTTCGTGGTATTGCAACGCGATCAACGGAAGCGACAAGCCCGGGTGGCGGTTGAACCAGAAGATGAGCGGCAAGTAGATGGCACCGTTTTGGGTGTTGGACGTCATCTTCGCGTAGTCAGCCTTCTTGGCTTCGGTGTGGTAGAGGTTGTCATACAAACGCCACCACTTTTGGAATTGGCGGTCAATGCGCTGGCCACCGATGGAGATTTCGATGTCCTTGACGGCACGTTCCGCGGCGAAGATGGCAGAAGCACCCTTGGTGGAGGTGCTAAGGCCAGACTTCGCCTTCATTTCGAGGTACATTTCCTGGACCAAATCACCGTTGCGGGCGATCGTGATCGAGACGCGACCGTTGTCAGCGGCGGTACCGTTGACGGTTTGTTCGATAACTTCGGAAGCGAAGTTGGAATAACGCTTGTAGACCGCTTGGAAGAAGGTAACCTTCGGGTTAGCGGTCAAGTAAAGATCTTGCGAACCGTATGCGACGAGCTGCATAAGACCACCGGCCATTGTGAGAGTTGTTTGTACTATACACTGAGAAAATAATTTTGTCCTGATGATGCGGTAAAAGTCGCACCATCTTTTCTCACTTTACAGCATAATCATGACCGAACAGCCGACGCAAACCCTCGAAGAAGGTGAAATCCCTGTTGAGGAGGAGTATTCCACCGAGGAAGAGATTACGATTGATGACGAGGATGACATTGTGTTTGACGACGACGACGACGACGACGTGATGGGAGATGGCCTGAACACGACTGAAGAACTCCTCTCCGCGGTCCTCGCGACCCCAGACGGTGACACGGTGTGCAGTGCCCTGGTGCACATTGGTACCCAGCTTGAAATGCAAAACAAAATTCTTATTAAGATTTTGAGCAAACTCACTTAAAAATTCTCCGCATTATTTATTCAAATGACAACCCATTACATAGAGAGGGAACCCGACACTCATGCGTCTGAGATGGAACAACTGAGAAATCAGGTGTTGACGCTGACGAGTGAACAAATCCTCCGCATCCTTGGGCTGATGGAAGAAAACTGGTACCTCGTATCGTCGCAGAACGACATTCACAAGTGCGTTCGCTTGGGATACGACCAATTTTTCGATCCGTCCGAAAGAGAGGGGGGGTTTCCTAAAAGTGTTGATATTAAAGCAATTGATGGTAAAAGGGAGAGGGAACTACGTGTCCTGAAAAACATTGGTTCGCGCGTAAAGGCTTTAGATATGACAGATTATGTGGAAAATGAAGATCTAAATCTTACCACAGCAGAAAGGGTGTGTCGCCTTATTAAACAAGTGTCCGAGGCGTTTAAAAATGTTAGGCTTCATATGAACACTTTACAGAGAATTAACAATCCCCGTCAAGCTCCTGATAAAATGAATGCCGACCCTGAATATTTTGATGCCACCCCGATGGATGAGACTCGCCTAGGGGAGATGACCCCATTTCAAAGAGCTATAGTGGCCTGTCTCGATGAAACCTATAAAAAGCAGATGCGTCGCTATAAAGGGGAGTGCTATGTACAAAGAATTTCTGAAGGGTCTTACACGAGGTCATGGAAAAAGGTGTGTACTATTCCTGAGTTTGTGTATGAACTCGCGGAAAAGGAGGTGAACTTTGATGTGTGGAAAGACCTCACCTCTCGTGGGAACACGGCGAGGGAAGTCATCAATCATCTCTCAAATTGTATCGACAGTCAGTTTCCAGAGATTAACAAAGACCGTCACGTGTGGAGTTTTAAGAATGGTGTGTTCATTGGTAAAGAGTGGCAACCAAAGGAGGGTAGATACACCTGTCGTTTCTACCCCTATGAGTCCAAAGAGTTCAAGTGTTTGGACCCAACCCTGGTGTCGTGTAAATTCTTTGACCAGTTTTTTGACGATTACAACTACGTCGATGATTGGTGGGACATTCCAACGCCGCACATGCAATGTGTCCTGGATTACCAGAAGTTTGATGAAGACGTCGCTCGTTGGGCATATGTGATGGGTGGTCGTCTGTGTTTTGACGTGGGTGAGTTAGATGGTTGGCAGATTATCCCATTTTTCAAGGGTATCGCACGTTCTGGGAAATCAACAATAATTACGAAAATCTTTCGTAAATTTTACGAAAGTAATGACGTACGAACACTTTCAAATAATATTGAAAAGAAGTTTGGCCTCTCATCCATCTACGATGCTTTTATGTTTATTGCACCAGAAGTGAAAGGGGACCTCTCCCTGGAACAGGCGGAATTCCAGTCTCTCGTCTCTGGGGAAGATGTCTCTATCGCCGTGAAGCATCAGAACGCGGTGAGCACGCAATGGACCACGCCTGGATGTCTCGGTGGGAACGAGGTTCCGTCGTGGAAGGACAATTCCGGGTCCGTTCTTCGTCGCATTTTACCATGGAACTTTAAAAAACAAGTGCAAGATGCGGACCCACACTTGGACCAAAAACTGGAGACGGAGTTGCCATCCATATTATTGAAATGTATCAGAGCCTATCTCGACTACGCGAGTCGGTATTCTGACAAGGATATTTGGAATGTCGTTCCTGAATACTTCAAATCTGTTCAGAAGGAAGTCGCCAAGATGACGTCAACGATTCACCATTTCCTGGAAGATAGTAGTGTGGAGTTTGGCAAAGACTTGTACATCCCCCAAAGCGCATTCCTGGCTGCTTTCAATCAGCATTGCGCCATGAACAATTTGGGAAAACCCAAATTCAACGAAGACAGTTACGCGGGTGCGTTCTCTCAGCGAGACATCACGGTGTCTACGGAATCACTCACCTACCGAGGTCGTATGTATAACAATCAAAAATTTATTCGCGGATTAGATGTCATTCAGGAAGATGCAACATTTGAATAAAATATCTCACATTATACTAATGAATACCCCCCCGCGTCAACTCAGAGAATTCATAACCAATGCGGGTGTAGACATACAAACTCCAAATTTCCAATACAATAGCAATAACCTGTTAAACATCGTGACTCCCAGAATCACACCCACACCCCTTCAATATACAAATTTCATCGCAGAAGTCCCCATCAAACGACCCGCTAATGTCCTGCGTTTTGTAAGAAATACAAAACCCAGACGCGTTGAAGATTCAAAATACTACGTTCAAGAAATTACAGGAATTTATGGAAGAATGCAAACGGGTATCAAGCACACGGAGAAATATGGATTTCAAGTGGAGCAAAGCTTGCGTATGAACACATTGAATAAGCTCCCATGGCTTGCCATTGAATTTAAAGTTGTAATTGATAACAAGCACCAAGTCCTCGTGCGCGCGTTTGAAAACAAAATGATGCTCCAAGGAAGCACCAGTGGTGACCCACTTAAAATTGCCAAATACATTGCGGAGAAATATTTTAATACCACTACGGTAAACATTATAAATTATAAGAAGCTTGATGGGCGTTTTAGATTTAATGGAACATTCGATACACGTGAGCTGTCTATACGACTCGCGAGTATGGGTGTGAGACATTCATACGAACCAGAGTTTTTTCCATCAGAAATCAAAGAAATCAGATACGAAGACGTGGTCATAGAAGCCATCGTGAACACGGGTTATGTGCGTTTGCATAACGCCAAGTCCAAACGAGACATGGAACGCATGTATGACGTGGCGGTGCGATTTTTGAAACTTTTAGATGAAAGGGGGTGGTTGGAAACCAAAAATTCCCCACCCCCCGAAATTGTAAAGAAAAATATCCAAACATCACCCGTGAAGAATTTTAAAACACCACGAGTTGCAAAATTAAAAAACGTCATCTTTGTCAATGGCAAGTCGTGCATGACTTACACAATTGATGAACTTAAACGTTTTTCACGAATTTTGGGCATCTTTCCTAAAAAGGGGTGGAAAAAGAAAAATTATTGTGATGCCATCTATGCCAAGACGGGAAATAAAAACAACAACGTGAACCTGACTAAACAACAATTAAGCAGAAAAAGAGGTGTCAATGACAACGCTATTCGTGAACTTTTGAGAAAACGGGGGAGTGCCAACGTAAACGAAGATTTGACGCGTGTGAAACGCAGGATTTCAACTACAAAAACAAACAAAAGTGGTATCCCATTTTTGAGTTCTGTTAAAAAAGAAGTGAAAAATGTAGTGCTTGAGCGGAACATACTCACGCGTGCACGAACCACTCTGAACCGTTACGCAAACGTGAATCAAAACACACGAACAAAGATTTTAGAACGCGTAAAAAATACCAAGAACATAAGTGCGGTGAATCAGCAGGTGAGAAGAAATGTTGAAATTTCGCGTCTGAATGTGAACAACGCAACAAAAAACAAAATTTATGAGGATTTAAAAAATAAAAGAAATGTTAACGTGAACTCTTATGCAAGAAAGTACGCACTGATTCAACAATACATCCCACGCAATAAATATTATACAAATATTAAAAATAATACCATCAAGTGGTTACGTAGTAGAAATACTTTACCAAATAACGAGGAGGTGAAAAACAAAATCGTGCAATTGTTTGAAAACGTTGGTCGTCGCGTGAGTAAAGCGACCTTAAACAGGCTATACAACACTAGGATGATGAATAATTGACAGCTATGATTTTAATCAGCGTCGTGTGATGCGCAAAATCATAGTCTGGAAATGTTTCTTTAATCTCATTGGAACGTTGAATTGCCATGGATGGATTTGTTTCCATGAGAAGCGCTTCCTCCATGGCCAGGTACGCTCTGATAGTGTCGCCATCTTCCCCATTGTCAACCATTTGTTTGTAGATATCTTGAGACACCTCGTGCTTAAGGGGTTTTTCTTTGGTCATCAGGGTGACATATAAAACAATAACAGCCAGGATGTAAAACCACATTCTTTACATTCAGTGGAGATTAATTTTTTTTCTCAGCTCATAGTAAATGAACAACAAGTACCCGAAGAACGTGAAGGAGGCGATGAAAATTCTTAAGCGTGAAAATGAAGCGATTAAGAAGCACAACGATAAAGTGTACAAGAACAAGGTCAAGGTGGTGAGAAAAATCTACGAAAACATGGAGTTTGAAAATGCGAAAAACAAAGGACAGCCGAACAAGGGAAACACAAAGGTGAAAAAGATGGCTCGCAATTACAACAAAACGGTTAAGAAATAATTTTTAATATATCGTTCACTTTCCACAGAATATTGAAATACTCTTCCTGACATGAAACAATGGCAGGGTCTATAATTTCCAGTTCAATCTGGTAGTGATTTGGGTCTTCCACGTCTTTATCAACCACATCACCACTCGATATAGTCACATCTATGGACAAGTTTTTACGAATGAAACTCTGTCGTCGCTTCGTGCGTTTCCTATCCATTTCGTACTCACCACCAGAGATTGGCATTTCTTTGGAGATACTGAAACGCAGGTCCAGGGGGGCGCCTTGATGTTGAAAATCTTCACGCACCAGCGACTGTTTTTGTATCATCTGTTGTTCACCCGTGGCGTCGTCCACTGAAAGACGCACCCCGGCGCCATCGTTATAGAACACGTCTGCACTGGACGTCCGAATGTCTTCCCACCCGTTGTAGCTTTGCAAAGCTGAGAGAACTTTATCGAACACCACTTTTCCCACGTTTGTATCAAAAAACTGTCCGTTAAACTTCCCGAGACGCAGCTCAACTTCTATGTGTTCCGAATCATTGTGGACATCAAAAAGTGGGAGAGTCTTGGTGACAATTTCTTGGATATTCATTTTCATTTAATAATAGTCCAATATCTTTAATAAATTAAAAAAGAAAAATACATATGTAGGTACATGAGGGGTCTCCATAACATTGGAAACACGTGCTACTTTAACACGTCTCTCCAATGTTTATTACAAATTCCACAAGTGTCGAACCATTTTATAAAACATGGGTATTCTGGGCCGTGTGGATTCACTAAGATATACGCCGAACTGGTGAGACGATTCTGGAAACTCGAAGAAGAGAGGGGACCCCTCGATGTCCACCCACTCCTCGTAGAGTTTCAAAAACACTTTCCCCGTTTTGTCCTCGGCGAACCCCACGACGTCCAAGAAGCCATTCTCTGTATCATAGATATTTTAGAACGTTCTGTACCAGAGTTGAAAACACTGTTTTATGGGAAAAAACGTCAAGAGACGGTATACCCCGGTGGTAAAAAAGAACACGAAGAAGATTTCAGTGTTCACCTGATGTGTTCAAACAGTGATAATTTACAAACAATGTTGGAAGAGAGCACGCAATGGAACACTCTCACTGATTATACCGATGACACTGGGAAAACACATAACATTGCGACGACGCGAAATATTTTTACCGTCATGCCAAAAATATTCATGGTGAGTTTTGATAAAAAAAGTTTCATCACCGTTGCGGAATATTTGGAAATAGGAGATATCAAATACAGATTACTAGCCGCCGCGGCCCACGCGGGTATTCAATGGCATGGACATTACGTGGCGTTCACCCGTCACAAGGACAAATGGTATTATAAAAATGATGAATTTCTTCAAGAAGTCGCCCTTCCCAAACGGGGTGGATTTTATTTTATGGTGTATAAAGTTTTGGACCCCATGTAATAATAGTATGAAACCTTTACTTAAATGGGTCGGTGGTAAAACACAAATCATCGACGATGTGCTCGCGACATTCCCGCGCGACATTGAAACCTATCACGAACCATTCGTCGGTGGTGGCTCAGTTCTTTTCGCGGTGCTTAGCAGTGATGATATTAAAGTAAAACGGGTGTGCGCCAGTGACAATAACCCCCACCTCGTTGCGTTTTATAAACACATCCAGGGGGAACCAGAGAAGTTATACCAAGTGGTTGATGAAGTGTTTCGTGCGTACGACCAGAGTCCAACAAAGGAGGCGTTTTATTACGAACAGCGCGAACATTACAGGGCATTGCCATCGTGTGTGGAGAAGAGTGCCCTCCTGCTATTCCTAAATAAGACGTGTTTCCGTGGATTGTACAGGGAAGGACCTTCAGGGTTTAACGTACCGTATGGACACTATAAAAAAACTCCACACTGGCCAACGGTGAGTGACTTTAGAGATGTGCAAAAACTGTTAGAACCCGTGGAGTTTCGCGTGTGTGATTTTTCAGAGGCACTCGCACGGGTTGATGTGGGAGACTTTGTTTACGCAGACCCACCGTATGCGCAAGAGACGAAGACGTCGTTCAAAGAGTACACGCAACGTGGGTTTGACCAGGAAAAGCTGTTTAAAGAGCTTCAAAAAGTTATGTTCACTATGAGTAACGCGAATGTTCCATGTGTCACCGAGTTTTTTAAAGATTACAAGATATTGTACATTAAAGCACGTAGGGCCATCCATAGTAAAAACCCCAGCACCACTACAACGGAAGTGTTGGTTACACATGTCGACAAAAAATAGAGGGACTGGTGCTGGTGGGTCAAACACAAACAGAGGTGGGTTGCCTTTTGAACGATGCATATGTCCACCACTGTACATCGTTGGAAAGGGGGTGCCCGTTGGTGATTTTTTATTTTTGAAACAGTATGATTTCATCAGACACATGAAACCAGTGAACCCAAAATCTCGTCTTTTTAAACCAGATGGTGCGTATGTTTTAGATACAGACGCAGTCATATTGTTAGAGTGCAAATATCAGAGTACATCGGGGAGTGCAGATGAAAAAATACTCAACTCACCGATAAAGTTGGAATTGTACAAACGCGCGTATCCACATGTGAAACACTGGAGGTATGTTCTCGTTCTTTCTGAATGGTTTCAACAGTCAACGTACACGCAATGGTTGGATGTGTTGACGCAAAACCCGGAGATTTCAGTGTGGTGGGCAAAACGTACAAATGATGTTCGCGTACAGTTAGAAATAGATGAAGCTGGTGGGTCTGTGAAAGTTCACTTAACGAACTATCAACTCTTTCCATGATTTAATACTAATCTCATTCTCTTCACACCATGGATACACCGGGTCCCCAATAAAATTAATGACATCAATATTATGTTTAAAACAATCCTTACAAATTTCATAATTATCATCGATGATGACGTTGATATCCAACGCACAACACACCGTTGACTTTTGCACCTCCCTCACGGTGAAACTGTTCGTCATCACGAGGTCATGAAACACACCTGGGAAATGTTGATTGAGCCAGTTTTCTGTTCGCGTGCGCACAATCTCCTGTCTTCCAGTGACTGCGTACAAGGTGTTTTCTTTTGCGATTTGCAAGAGTGCCAACTGCGAGTTCGCTAGTGGTTGTAATTCAACAAAGTCCCTAGAATCATAAAATTCCCGAATCATCTTTTGTGATTCCTCTTCCGTGCAATTAAAAACTTCTCGGAACAGGTATGGATATTTTCGTTGAACAGGTAACTGTTTGTTATGAAACTTGGCCAGAGGGGCGAGATGGGGGACGAGGACTTCATCGATATCGACAGCTATTCTCATGTACATATATTATTAAACTCAGACATTTTAATGTCCTCTTTAATATTCACCAGAGTTCTATAAAAAGTTCGTCTATTATTTGGGTGGGTCTTATCTGTCCTGACCTTTATGGGTTTCCACCACCCGTCCATATAGGTGCACTCCACAATGGCATCTTCTTTGTACCACGGTTCATGTTGGCCCGTGAACGTGCTTTCAAAAACAAGCTGTCCCTTTTCCTGAATGTACAACCGCCACGTCCCCTCTTTGTACGGGCCTCTCTTCATTTGGAAATCTATGGTATTGTGGTCCTTTGGTTTCCATTTGAACATAGTCTCATGGGTTCCCATCCTCACGGGTTCATACACAGGGGTCATGATGAGACCATCTACTTTTTGTTGCACCGTTGGGAGATATTCTTCGGCGAACTCTTTGAAATCTGCAAATGGGTAGAATGTTTTTAATTTTATTTTGTATGGGTCTGATTTCATACAAATAATAGTTTTCACAAATCTTTCCAAACTATCATATCTGTCCATAAAGTGACAGTGTGCAAAATAATTCCCATTGATGATGACCCCATCATAAAGGAGAAATGTGTTTTCATACAACTCTCCATCTAGAATTGTCCCATCATAGGCACCCCTCGGCAAGTTGAGAGACACCTCAAACATATGAAACGCGCGGTTGACAAACACGGACACGCGTCGCCCCTTGTACGTTGTCGCCACGAACATGTACCGTTCACCGTCAGTTTTTTCACACACGACGTAGACGTTATCGCGAAGGATGGGGAAGTGGCGTCGTTCTATAGATATAGGTTGGGGACCTGGGAAACGGTCTCGCGATCCCCACACCCTGTGGATGAAAGATATGACGTGCTGTTCCATTGTTTTGTATTACAAACGCATATAGGCTTTAATTAATTCGCTCGCACACCTGCGGCATTCATGATGTTTGAGATACATTCATGGGCATAGGTCGCAATCACATTTGCCGCGGTCCATGCATATACTTTAACACCATAAGTCTTAATCTTTTCAAACATCTTTTCATAATTTAATATTTTAGTATCTCCCAACTTTTTCTTGATAGTTTTACAATTCATCACCCAACATCGAGCCGTTGTATGCGTTGCGTGATACAGGTCATCTTTAATCTTCTGCCCAACATCTGTGTCGAAGTGTAGTCCCATCTGATGCACGGGTTCTTTTGAATCCGCGAGAACCTTCTCTTTAAACATGGGCCAATCAATACCCTCTTTGGCTGCGGGGAACACGAGAACACCACACCCGTCATGGGTTTCAAAAATCTGGTCCATAGAGTCACCATCCAAATTGATACCAAAGTCGATGTAAAAAATTTTGTCATAATTTTTCATAAGTTTCTGAATCGTCTCTGCCTTCAAAAATGGGTCATCGTTGCAAAACATGATTTCATTACTACATCCACGCTGGACGCATTTTATATTGAATTTCATCACACTATGCAACGTCTTCACGTGACATGCTTTACTACGAGACACCAAAAGTGTGACAAATTTCATTGTGTTGTATTAAAAACGTTTCTAAGCCTTAAGCCTATCTGCAAGACACGCGTTAAATGGGAGATTGCCAACATGCCCAAGGGTGGTGTTAATATCGGCATAAATCTTTCCATCCATCTGCTGCCAACGACGACAGAAGGCGTAGTCTTCGGAGAGGTATCGTCGCGTCGCTGGGTCAATCATACAGTCAAACAGGGCACAGTATGTGTCAAAGTCCCTATTCTGGTGGTCATTCATACAATCGAGTTCCTTTGCGTAGTGTTCATGCATTCTCTGGAGAGCTTCTCTTTTGATAACCATAAACCCCGTTGGACCATCGAGGATTTCAATCATACCGTCTTCAACTGGTCGTGACTGCGCACCAAAGTTAATCACAAGGGAACTGCTCAACATGGACATATCTCTTTCGTCGCCATTCTTGATAGCATCGCGACACTGGTCCCACATGACAACTTTTTTAGGGTAGCACGCGACGGAGATGTCCCTGTTCGCTTTGACGAGACGAACGACCGAGCGTGCGTCAAAATCAATGTCTGCATCGATGAACATGAAAAAATCACAATCCGTTTTTTGCATGAAACGACCGATGGCGACGTTACGGGCCCTATGAACCAAGCTTTCATTTTCAGTGGTGTCAAAGTAAAGCTGAATGCCCTCTCTGATGAGTTCCATCTGGAGCTTAATCACAGAAGCCATGTATCGTTCGAGACAAAGACCTCCATAACATGGTGTGGAAAGAAAGAGCTTAATTGTCATTACATAATTATTCTACTTTAACCTCTAAGTATTTTCTAATGATGATTTCAACCTTGTTAAGTGTTGGTACAGATATAGCACATTTTTGACATATTTCAGTTTTAGGAATTCCTGTTTGTATCCATAGAATGGCTGAACATACACTGTTTGGTGTTTTACTCATCAAATCCACACACTCATCGAGGTCGCGGCACATCTTATTACACGCGATGCGTTGTTCTCTGGTGACTGTGAAATTGTTGAGTAACCTGTTCATGACGTCATTTGGTTTTGTCGTCGTGCCACTCCCAGAAGTTTCAGTGAGCATAATTTTTTTAAACATTTCCGATGTTCGACTGATATCTTTTGGCTGAATACTAAACATCTGGGCAATTTCCTTTGTTGTTCTTGGATAGTTGGCGAGACGACAGGCGTAGAGCACACAGTTTGCTTTGATACCCACACGCACCGCACCTCTGGTCAGTTTTCTTTCACTAAAAGTTTTGTAAATCATTTTTGCATCTCTGAGGACAACTTCGGGAAGTGTCGAACACGCATCATCAATATCTTTATATGCGTGATACAACCCCCTGTCCTTATGATTCATAGCCATGTGGAAATTAATAGTCGCCATTCTCCTGTTCTTATAGGTACCACACCCACGACCTGTAGATATGACGGTACTCTTCCCCCACTGGGACGAGTACAGGTTTGGGTTACTGTGCGCATCCGCACCGCATCGGGCGGGGTCGTTCACTTTCCCATCTTCAGTCACACCAGAGGTCCACTCCGCGACGTCGGATATGTATGAGTCATCGACGAGACCACACTCCGTGCACACGGGAAGCCCTTCCGGTGCCACCACTTTCGCACCCCCACATTCTTTACAGTAATAGTTAACATCTACATTGACCACTGGCTCTTCTTCTTTTTTTATTGTTTTTTCATTTAATAGTTGCTCTAAATCGGACCATATAGCTGCCAGCATCTTTGGTGCTCTATCCTGATTTTTAAAAAATCACCACGCGACGCACACTGGGGGGGTCAATTACAAAAAAAATCACCCCCAGACGTCACTTCGCGACGCATGACGACATTCCACGCGGACATGGAAACCTTCGTACGACGCCTCAAGAACGCCCGCCCTGGACACGACATACAGGTGAGGTGCACGAGATGGATGCACGAGGTCGTCGACGAGTCTTCGGAGCGCGTGGTCAAACATAGGACTGGGGGCACGACTCTGTGGAGTGAAATGGTGTGTGAGGTGATCACGGTGGCGTCTCTGCACCGCAAGTGTTTCAAACGGTACAAAGTCGGGGACATTCTCGTAAATAGGAAGAAAGTCGCGAATATCCACGAAGACTATAAGGTGTCTGTTGTCAAGAGACCCCCGAGGGTCCGAAGTAATTGGTTCGAACCCTTTATGTTTGAAATAGAGGAGATGGACTCCGTAGACCTCATGATCCGGGGCGATGACTTACTCTTCGACGACGACCTCTCACCGCACGACATCAGCTGTGTCAAACGCATAGTGAACACGAAGGGCATTCCACTCCAAAGAGACGAGTTCCCATCACACGTGCTTGACCTATTCTGTGTGGTACGACACGACGGTGTGCTCTATCACTGCTATCGCACCTTGTTGGAAAAGTACGGTCTCGCAGCACTTCCTCGGGAAAACCTCACCGAAGAAGTGTACTCACAGCATGACCTCTTAGTTAATCTTACCAAGAGTTTAAAAACTTCTCACGAGCGTGAGCTTCAATCATGTCAACAGTGTCTTTAAAACTCCGAGCCCCAGGAGTATTGGGTTTCCATTCATCCCACGCCTTGTCAATATCTTTATGACCTGGTGGTGGTACAACGACACCCACGTCTTCACTATCTGAGACGATGAAATCATCCATATCTGAGTCGCTTTCGTCTTCCCAGATATCACTGTTATCGTCTTCAATGTCAACCTCGGCATAAAAAACATACTGGTCATCACCCAACTCTTTCATCTCGAGGTCTACGAGTTCCCCCTCGGGATAGTGTTCAAATAAACTTTCATACGGTGTCGCCGTCATCTCGTCATCCAGAACATAGACACACGCAGATTTATAAAACTTTTCCGTTGGGGAGAGGAAACGCACACCAAGTGTTCGACCCGTGTTCATCTCCACCACCCCGAGCGCTTCCTCTTCCGTTTCACTGTCTCCTTCTTTAACCATAGCTTTCACTATGTCACCTTTTTTAATTTCAGCAGAAAGGATCATGTCCTGAAATTTTCATACATTAAATTTTTTCAGGCCCGACCACCTTAATTAAAAATATCCAAATATTATACTGTAGGTGTCAAGATGAAAATTCAAATTTATTCAAAGGAGGGGTGCACGTATTGCGACCGAGCCGTGGAGCTGTGTGAACAGGAAGGTCTTACTTATGAAAAGATTATGATAGGTAAGGAGGACTTAGAGAAATTGTGTGGTGAGAAGTTTGAGGCGTACCCACAAATTTTTAAAAATGGTACACGACTTGGAAACTATTTTGATTTCGAAGATTTTTTGGAAAATACATATGAACCCCTGTTGACTCCATCAGAGAACAGGTACACTGTGTTTCCACTGAAATATGAAAACCTTTGGTCCCTTTACAAAAAAGCTCAAATGTCAAACTGGACAGCTGAGGAAATTGATTTTTCAAAGGACATGGAAGATTGGAAAGGGTTGTCTGAAAATGAACAAAGATTTATCAAGTATGTGCTCGCATTCTTTGCAGGGTCTGATGGAATTGTTTTTGAAAATATCAACAACAACTTTGCAGATGAAGTGCACTGCTCCGAAGCGTTGTCATTTTACGCCTATCAGTGCCACAATGAAATGGTTCACGGGGAAACTTATTCAAAGCTCATCGATAAATATATCACCGATGGGAAAGAGAAAGCCCAGCTGTTCAACGCCATCAACACCATTCCGTGCATCAAAAAGAAAGCTGACTGGGCCCTCAAGTGGTTTGACAAGGGACGGCCATTTGCCGAACGCCTCTTTGCCTTTGCCTGTGTTGAGGGTATATTCTTCTCTGGGTCATTCTGTGCCATCTACTGGCTCAAGAAGCGTGGTTTGATGCCCGGTCTCACATTTTCAAATGAACTCATCAGCCGTGATGAAGGGTTGCATCAGGAGTTTGCCGTGGAACTCTTCAAAATGTTAAAACACAAACCTTCAGGACACGTGTTGCAATCCATCGTGCGCGAGGCTGTATCGATTGAAAAGGAATTCATCATCGATGCCCTTCCATGCTCTCTCATAGGCATGAACGCACAAAAGATGAGCGAGTATATTGAATACGTCTCGGACAGATTGCTGAAACAGGTGGGCCATCAACCGGTGTTTAACTCTAAGAATCCATTTGAATTCATGGAACTCATTAGTTTGGAGGGTAAAACAAACTTCTTTGAAAAAAGAGTTGGAGACTATGGTAAAGTTGATGTCGCAGAGGATGAAATCAACTTTGATGAAGATTTTTAAAGATTAGGAACGCAATTATTATTAATAATGATTCATCTTCTACAATCAGTCATTGGCACTCCTGGCCCTCTCATTGTAGAAGCTGATGGTAAACTTTTTTTTGAACAATGTATGACAATTAGACAGTGTCACGTTGATAAAATGTATGAACGCATAAAAAATTTGTGTCCCAAACACGTGGTACAAACATCGGACCGCTCCTTTGTAATAATGTAATACTTACGCTCGCTTTTCTCCTGGGTAGTAGTGCTTACGCCCCATCTTGTCGTAGTAGTACTTTTCACGCTTGATGTTCATCATACCCCACGTCACCAAGAGGAACACGAGGGTGTGCACCAAAAGACCTAACATGGTCGGGCACCCATTCGGGCTCGCCAACGCCTGACCCAACAAACCACGGGTCAACATGTACGTTTGCGGGTTGGCGATGACGAAAAAGGTCAACGCCGAAATAACGCTGATGGTAAACTTTTGTTCTTGCTTCTGGCCGTTGCAACCGCAACCACAATCCTTGAAGAGTCCCATGCTGATGTTTTATATAATGGGTTGAGAATTTTTTTTATGATGCTACCCATCCCTGAGAAGTGCCCGTAACAAACTTATATGTATAAGTATTCGATTCAGTTGATATTCTTGGCGTTGAAGCAATGGATTTTGTCTCTGATGTACCCAGTTCTACGCGTGCTCCGAGTATACGGTCCTGACAACAATCGCGACGATTCTCTACGACTACTTTGTAGATTTTTTTCGTCTCTCCAAGGTCAATCGTCGCGTACTGATTACCTGTAGCACCACCCGCCGAGTGTCCAAAAGTTGTCAAACTCCCATCTATCAAGTTTGGCCATTCGTGTGCGTCATGTTGAGTAGAATACCCAATAATATTACTCGTCGTGTTACTGGTGAGTTTTGTACCTTCATAATCATACACTTCGATTTCGGCTACATTTATAACGTTAGACTCAACTTCGTGGAATAGTTTCACGTAACGTGCATCGATACCATGGGGAAGCTCATCCGGCTCTATATCTTTTACTCGCACACAGGCATCTTCATCCCACTGACACGCATCCTTATCATCGCACTTCTCCTGGGTATCAATCTTGTAGCAGTTTGAACTGAAGAATGACGTACACGTGTTCGCGTTAAAGTTATCTGGGTCAAATGTGCCGTCAGTACATGCGTAGAATGACGACGCACTACATATACTTGAAACCATAGAAAACACTCCACCGATTACAATGATGCCTGCACTCATTTAAATTAAATGAATATTTTTTTTACATAATTAAAGTTTTCACTCGGTACATAGGTATACCAAACAATTACAATGTCTCTCGCCATTACTCAAGCTTCTGAATTCAATGCCTCCGACGTCGGTTTTTCCAAGTTAAGGAAGAACAAGAACGGCGGCAAGGCGGTCTATCTCAACAAGGGCGGCAATAACAAACTCTTCATCCAATTTCCGAAACTCCGCTGTCCGTATGGTCTGTCTGCCTTTACCGACGAAGGTACGGGTCGTACGTCGTACAGCCTGGATCTCGCGTTCGACACGGACAACCCGGAAGCCATGGAACTTCGCAAGAAGTTTGAAGAACTCGACGAACTCATCGTCAATAAGGTTGCTGAGAACAGCGCTGAATGGCTTGGAAAGCCGTTTGCCGTTGAAGTCCTGAAGCAAGCTCTGTACAAGCCGCTGGTCCGAGTTGGAAAGGAAGAGTACCCCGCGACTATCAAGTTAAAGGTGCTCACCAAGCCCGATGGTTCTTTCGTACCGGAGAGCTACAACATGAACCGGGAGAACATCACCTTGGACTCTGTTGAAAAGGGTTCTAAAGTTCACACTATTGTTGACTTGAACCAAATCTGGTTTATCGATAACAAGTTTGGGGTGACCATCCGCCTATCCCAAGTACTCGTTGAACAGAACGCCAAGCTCCCATCGTTCGCGTTCCAGGGCATCGACCTTCCGGAACCGTCCAATGGTGTTGAGGAATGCGATGAAGAAGAAGATTTCGTAGATGAAGAAGAATAATTTCTCATGTAATTACAACAATGATTGCCTTTATCGTGCTCCTCCTCATGAACCTTTACATTCTCTTTACGTTGAAAAAACCCACCGTCTCTGGTGGTACCTACACTGTTTACGGGACCATGGGATGTGGATGGACTCGTAAGCAGCTTGACGTCATGAAGGCGAAAGGTATCGCCCATGAGTTTGTCGATTGCTCTGAGAAGGGTGCGTGCCCTGAAGGCGTGAAAGCCTACCCGACCATTAAACACCCAGATGGAAAAATGACCACTGGATTTAACAACCTCTGAGAATCATCAGAGAGATGGACAACAAAAGCGAGTCGAGCATCGAGTCAATCGGCTTGAGAACGCTAATGTGCTTCACAAGGCTGCGATTCCACAAATAGCGGAGGAGGAAGGTGCTGATGAGAATGAC